CTCCGTGCCCTGCGGCAGCGGAACGGCGAGTACGAGGCCGACAAGCTGCAGCAAATCCACGACCAGGGCGGGTCCGAAGTCTACATGATGATCACGGAGGTCAAGTGCCGTGCAGCCGAGTCGTGGCTGCGGGACATCCTGCTTGACAGCGGGTCGCCTCCGTGGGATCTGGCTCCCACCCCCCTGCCTGACCTCGCACCGGCGCAGAAGAAGGCCGTCGAGAGTGAGTTCGCGCAGCAGGTCGTGCAGCTTGTGCAGCGCACGGGGCAGGCCCCCGACATGGCACAGATGCGTGAGCTGCGGGAGATGGTCGCTCAGGACTACCGGTTCGCGCTGTTGCGCGAGGCCCAGGCCCGGGCCGACCGGATGAAAGTGCGCATCCAGGACCAGTTCGCCCAGGGCGGCTGGGAGCAGGCGTTCAACGACTTCATCACCGATCTGGTCACGCACCCGGCTGCCTTCATCAAGGGGCCGATCGTGCGGCGGCAGCGGGCACTCGGCTGGGAGCAGAGCCCCACCGGTGCGACCGTGGTCAAGCCCATCGAGCGGTTGGCACCGGAGTACGAGCGGGTCGATCCGTTCTACGTCTACCCCGAGCCGGGGATCACCAACATCAACGATGGGTACCTGTTCGAGTACCACCCCCTGACGCGCATGGCGCTGTCCGACCTCATCGGGGTTCCGGGGTACGACGAAGACGCCATCCGCAAGGTGCTGGAGATCGGCAACGGGCAGTCCTGGATCAACGAGGACATGGAGCTGCTCAAGGACGAGGAAGAGCGGAAGTACTACGCCTACATGCGTCCGACCGAGATGTTCGACGCCCTGGAGTTCTGGGGCAAGGTCAGTGGCGAGATGCTGCGCGAGTGGGGCATGTCCGAGGAGGACGTCCCGGACCCGGCGCGGGAGTACGACGCCAACGTCTGGCTGGTGGGCAACTACGTCATCAAGGCGGTGCTCAACTACGACCCGCTGGGCGAGAAGCCGTACACCAAGACCTCGTTCATCAAGTGCCCCGGAGCGTTCTGGGGCAAGGGCATCCCCAAGATCATCGAAGACCTCCAGGCGGTGTGCAACGCTGCTGCCCGAGCACTGGTCAACAACATGGGCATCGCCTCGGGTCCGCAGGTCGAGATCAACCTCGAACGCATCCCGGCCAACGAGGACATCACCGCCCTGTCGCCGTGGAAGATCTGGCAGGTGACCAACGACCCGGTGGGGTCGTCGGCTCCGGCTGTGCGGTTCACGCAGCCTGACTCCCGGGCCACGGAGCTGATGGCGGTCTACGAGAAGTTCAGCCGTCTGGCGGACGACCACTCGGGGATCCCGGCGTACATCTACGGCGACCTCAACGTGCAGGGCGCGGGGCGCACCTCGTCGGGGTTGTCCATGCTCATGGGTGCGGCTGGCAAGGGCATCCGGCAGGTGGTGATGCACATCGACTCCGATGTGGTCAAGCCGATCGTGCTGCGCCAGTTCGTGTACAACATGCGCTACGACCCGGATGAGTCGATCAAGGGCGACGTCGAGGTGCTGGCCAAGGGTGCGGTCAACCTTGCGGTCAAGGAGACGGTCAACGTCCGCCGCATCGAGTTCCTCAACGCCACCGCCAACCCGATCGACGCCGAGATCCTCGGGCGCGACGGGCGGTCCGCCATCCTGCGCGAGGTTGCCAAGGGCTTGCAGATGCCCGTGGAGGACGTCGTCCCCTCGCGTGAGAAGGCAGGCTTCCAGAATCGAGTCCAGGCAGCCGCGATGGCTGCCCAGCAACAAGCCACTCCAACCCCTACGGAACCTGACGGGTCGCCGAGAGGTGGGATGGAGGGCAACACCGTGAGCAACCGTGTGAGCGGGAGGGCGGCATGATCCGACCCGACCTGCGTGTCACGAAGGCTCTTGCGCACTTTGCGATGCAGCACCCAGAGTTTCTGGAGTGGTTGCAGGCGTGGAAGATGCAGGAGCTTGAGCGGTTGCCACACGCCACAACGAACACGGCGCTCTTTCAGGGGCGGTGCCAAGTTCTGGACGAAGTTGTCGACTTCGTCAAGCAAGCCCCTGCAATCGCGGCAAAGGTTTGACCTCGCCGTCTAGTCACGCATACCGATGAGGAGCGTTCAACATGGCCCTTCCAGAGCAAATTCGTAAGCAAGCCGAGGCTGTCCAGGAGCTGTACAAGCAGCTTGGTGCCGACCCGGCGCAAGGCCCAGAGGCCGATGCGTCCGAGAACACCGAGACTGAGGGTACCGCTGCGCCTGCTGCCGACGAGCCTGCGGCGAATGCACCTGCTCCTTCACCCGCGCCTGAGCAGCCAACGGGTGGAGACAAGGCCCCGGAAGATCTCCAGCAGAAGTACCGCACGCTGCAAGGGATGTACAACGCCGAGGTTCCGCGACTGCATGCGCAGAACCGGGAACTGGGCGGTCGCATCCAGCAGTTGGAGCAGTTGCTCGCCACGATGTCCTCGACCGCGCCCGCCCCGGGTGCAGCCCCCGCTCCTGCCGCCGCACCGGTGCAGAAGCTGGTGTCCGACAAGGACGTCGAGGAGTATGGCGATTCGATCGAGGTCATGCGCCGTGTGTCGCGGGAGGAAGTCTCCCCGGTCATGCAGCGTCTGTCCAAGATCGAGCAGTTGCTGCAACAGGTGCAGACCAACGTGGTCCCCCAAGTTCAGGCAGTGGCCCAGCGCCAAGCCCAGACTGCTCAGCAGCAGTTCTGGTCGGATCTCACCACCGAGGTTCCGAACTGGCGCGAGGTCAACGACACCCAGGCCTTCCAGGACTGGTTGCTCGAAACTGACCCGCTGACGGGGATTTCACGGCAGACCTACCTCGAAGACGCCCAGCGGGCGCTCGATGCGCGTCGGGTCTCTGCGTTCTTCCGCACATGGCTGAAGTCCACTGGACAGGCCCCCGTTGCTCAATCCACTGGTTCCGCTCCCGCAACTTCCGAGTTGGAGAAGCAGGTTGCCCCCGGACGCGCTCGCAGCGCCGGAGCCCCGCAGACCAACAAGGGCAAGACCTACACCCCTGCTGACATCCGCAAGTTCTTCGATGACGTGCGGTCCGGTCGGTACAAGGGGCGTGAGCAGGAACGGGACCGCATCGAACGCGACATCTTCGCTGCACAGCGGGAGAATCGCATCCAAGTCTCTGCATGACATAGAGGACGAACACCATGTCGTATCCTGTCTCTCCTGGCCGCCCGAATTACAGCGGCAACTTCATCCCCGAGATCTGGTCGGGCAAGCTGATCGAGAACTTCTACGACGCCACCGTGCTGTCGGCGATCTCGAATACCGACTACGAGGGTGAGATCCGCCAGTACGGCGACACCGTCAACATCCGCACGACGCCCGAGATCACGATCCGCGACTACGTCAAGGGTCAGACGCTCACCGTCGAGAACCCGGACAAGCCGAAGCTCCAGCTTCTGATCGACAAGGGCGAGTACTTCGCCTGCGTCGAGGACGATGTGGACAAGGTCCAGTCCGACATCAACCTGATGGACACGTGGTCCAAGGACGCTTCCGAGCGGATGAAGATCAAGATCGACCAGCGCGTGCTGACCGACATCCTGCCGGATGTTGCGTCGACCAACAAGGGTGCCACCGCTGGCGCGATCTCGGCTTCGTTCAACCTGGGCGTCACCACGGCCCCGCTGACCGTCACCAAGGACGGCGCGAGCAGCACCACGTCGGTCATCGACCTGCTGGTCGACATCGGCACCGTGCTGGATGAGGCCAACGCTCCCGAGCAGAACCGCTTCGTGGTCATCCCGGCCAAGATGGCTGGCCTGATCAAGAAGTCGGAGCTGAAGGATGCGTCGCTGACCGGTGACGGCACGTCCATCCTGCGCAACGGGCGTCTGGGCATGATCGACCGTCTGACGGTCTATGTGTCCCACAACCTGAAGCGTGCTTCGGTCGGTGGTGCCACCGAGTACAGCCTGATCGCTGGGCACAAGATGGGCTTCACGTTCGCGTCCCAGATGACGAACATGGAAACCATCCGCGCCGAGTCGACCTTCGGCAACATCATCCGTGGCCTCCAGGTCTACGGCTACAAGGTTGTGAAGGGCGAAGCCCTGGCGACCGCCGTCATCAAGTTCTGATCGAGGAGTGGCAAACCATGACTGCCTTTACTGACTCTCTCGGGTTCAACAAGGGAACGGCTGCGTTCCCGGCGAACATCACCGAGGTTTCCAAGTTCGAGGTCGAGCTGGACTTTGCCAAGATCGTGGCTGCCCGTTCGGCGGCTGGCGCTACCGCGCTGGGCGCTGGCGATACGCTGCAAG